TTAGCGCAGGCCGCTTCCGTGCCAAGCCGGGAGAGCCTGACGTCGGCGTCGTCCCTGCCGATCTCACGGCGCAGACCTTCAACGGTAAGACTTGGGCGGTTAACCCGAATGCGGAGAACCTTCCAAACCTGCCGATTGATAAGACGTTTGATCCTGCTTGCAGACCGCTCGGGAAGGGGAATTACTATCTCTCGCGCGTCTCTGGTAAGACGCAGAGCTGGGTTGACGGTTATTATCGAAATAAGTTCACGTTTGTAGTGGACGGCCAACCTGTTATTCCCGAGTTCAACCTTGAACAGATGGCTGTCGATCATCTCGAAGTGCTGCCTAACGTGCCTATGGGTGGAGGCTACGACGTCGGCAGCGGCACGCTTGCGCCTGCCGGTATCGCTGTGCAGCAGCACCCTTCCGGCATCTATCTCGTGCATGCAGAAGTGACGCTCGAAGAGATCGGCTTAATTGAATTCGGCAAGCAAATGTCGCAGATGCTCATCACCGAGTTTCCCGAGACCGAGCTAGAGGAGTTCTTCGGCGATCCAGCGGGCAATGCGCGCGACGGTATTCACAAGAAGAGCTATTTCGATCACCTCAAGAGCTACAACCTGCCGGTCAAGGCCGCGCCGACGAACGATCCGGAGAGCCGTATCTCGGCGCTGAAGGCTCCCATGCTGCGGAACGTGCGTGGCCGTCCTGGCATCCTGATTAATCGTCAGCGCTGCCCGCGTCTCGTCAAGGGCTTGAGCGGCGCGTGGCACTATCGACGGCTCCAGGTTGCGGGCGGCGAAAAATATGCGACAACGCCGGAGAAATCGATATATTCTCACGTGTGCGAAGCGCTCGGTTATTATCTCTGCGGCAAAGGCGAGATTAAGCTGCTCAAGGGCAAAGCTCGCCGCGAACGGCCGGAAGAGCGCGACAGCGATCACGATTACGACTATTGGTAGGGCTCGCAATGCAATCACTCTTTGGGATTGAAAAACCCAAGCCTGCGCCGATCATCCCGCCTGCTCCGCCTCCGCCGACGATTGATCAGGCGCAGGAGCGGCAGGCAAGCGCGGACAGGACGCGGTTTCGCCGTGGCGCAGCCGCGAACCGGCTGGCAACATCTGCGGCTCCACAAGGCCGCGTCGGCGTCTACAGAGCACTCGGCGGAGGGGCGACGGCATGACAACGCAGGCACAAGGCGACAAGCTCCAGCTCGTCACGGCGGGCACAGCGTCGGCAGCGCAGCCCTGGCGCGGTGGTCGCGGCATACTGCTGGTCAGCAACTTCAGCGGCGTCGGCGCGCTCCAAATCGTGGCAGAGGACGGCGGCGTTATCCCCGTGAAGGATATCAACGGCGTGGCTGTCGTCGTCGCTGCGGCGAACGTCATGTTCAACGTTGAGCTGCCTGCCTGCCGTGTGCAGATGAGCGCGGGCGGCGGAGCCATGAACGTGTGGCTCGTCGGCATCTAGTTTCATAAGGCGTTTGAACGGCCATGGCTGACACTGACAGCGATATTGCGCGCCGCGTTATCCGGGAAGCGGAAGCGGAGCAGGCGGATCGTGCGAACTTCGACGCGCTCTGGGAAGAGACGCGGCGACGCATTATTCCGTCTGCTGCCCGTTTCCAGGGCCGTGACACGCCGGGAGAACGCCGGACGGAATGGCAGTTCGACAGTATGACGGTGCTCGCAGCCGAGCGCTGCGCCGCTGTCTTTCTGGCGCTGAACATGCCGCGCTCGGAGAAGTATCAGACGATCCAGGCGACAGAGCGCTCCATCCGTAAAATGGTGGAGGTTAAGCAATGGTGCGAAGCGCTACGCGACGACATGTTCGATATGCGCTACGCGACTTCAAGCAATTTCGCGTCTCAGCTTATCGAGGTCATCATGTCGCGCGTCTGCTTCGGCAACGGCGCGATGATGATCGAAGACAATCCCGGCAAGCCGACGAACTACAAGAGCCTGCCGCTGCCCTACACGTGGTGGAGGGAAGCCGAGAACGGAAAAGCCAATTGGGTGCTGCGTAAGCTGCATTACAAGCCGTATCAGGCTATCGAGAAGTTCGGCGAAGCCAACCTGCCCGATACGATCAAGAGTGCAGCGGTCAACAAGCCAAACCAAGAGTTCATCTTCTGGCAGATGATCGCGCCGAACGATAAGCGCAATCCCCGCATTCGTGGCCCTGAAGGCATGGGCTTTACGTCGCATTACATCGCCGAATGCGAGAAGACGCTTATCCAGACGGGCGGCTTCCGCGTCTTCCCTGTCGCCATCGCACGCGCCACGACGGCCAGCAATGAGCGGTATGGCCGTGGCCCTGCGCAAACGGTGCTCGCTGACGTGAAAATGCGCAACGAGATGCGCAAGAGCATCCTGCGCAGTACCAACCGCATGGCAGACCCGACGCTCCTTGTCTCCGATGATACGGCGCTCATGCCGTTCTCGCTGCGCCCTGGCTTCCGTAACCGTGGCTATATCACGGACGAAGGCGTCAAGCTGGCCGAACAGCTCAAGTGGGAAGGCGATCTCAACCCGGCTATGCTGCTGGATCAGCAGACGGGAGAAGTCATCAAAGACGCCATGCTGCTGCGCGTCTTCGAAATGATGCTCGCTAATCCGAACATGACCGCGACCGAAGTACTGGAGCGGCTGAAGGAGCGCGCGATCCTGTTGTCTCCGGACGGCAGCAAGTTCATGGATGAATTCGGCGGCTCGCTGACGGAGCGCGAAGTCGATATCCTGGCTGCGCGTGGCCGTGTTCGCGACATGCCGGAGCCTCTGCTACAGGCCCGTGGCGAGATCGACGTCATTCCGAACGGCCCGCTTGCCCGTGCGCAGCGCGCCGAAGAAGCAACAGGTTTCAGCCGCACGGTTGAGCAGATCGTGCCGATTGCGCAGGTCGATCCGGAGCAGATGCTTCGCTTCAAGATGGAAGAGATCGTTCCGGATATCGCCGAGATCCACGGCATGCCTGCGCGCTGGCTGCTGACGAAAGAAGAGTTTGACGAGCTGCGGCGTCAGATGGCAGAAGAGAAGGCACAGCAGACCGCGCTTACTGCCGCTCAGCCGCTTGCAACAGCAGCGAAGGACGCAGCCCAAGCACGGTTGTTTTCACAACAGAGTGCTTAGACAATGGCGACGTTCCACAGAAAGAAGACGACTGTCGAGGCCATTCAGTATAAGGGTGGTCTCGTCAGTGCGGCGAAGGTTATCGAGCTGTTCGGGCTTGAAGAAGACTGCTACAAGGCGAAAGAGAAGGAGCTTTACGTCGACGGATCGCGGGTCTTTGAAGGCTCCTGGGTGGTCCGCGAACCTTTCTTCGGCCGTGACATCTTCCGCTTTCTCTCCAGTGAGGAGTTCAACGCGATATTCGAACCGTCAACGCCTGTAGGGCTTCCGGAGCGCTCTATCTCGCGCGTGGTCAAGTATGAAGGCGCTGCAATGCCGCTTGGCGATGGTTCTTACGCTATCGCGCATCCGGACAAGCCCGCCGAGATACTTAGTCGCGACGGGAAGCGGGAGATGATCGACACGGGCATAGGGATCTTCCCCGCGTCACAGTCCGTTAAGATCACCGACCCTTCGAGGCTGTGATGTTTCGCAAGTGGTTGGCGATTGAGCGTAAGTCAACGCTGTTCAAACGGGTCTTCGAGAATGTTGACGGTCGCGCCGTGCTCGCCGAGCTGTCGGCTTTCGCGCATATGGAAACGACCACGGCGAAGGCATCTCTGCAAACAGGGATGATCGACGCCAACGCTATGCTGATTGCCGAAGGTCGGCGTCAGGTTGTCTTGCACATTGCGCGCGTTTGCGGTCTATCGTATGAAGAGATAGCACAAATGCGCTATGCAGAAGAAGGTTGGTCAAATGAGACTGCGTCTCCCGATTTATCTTAGGGTCTATCACGAGGGCGAAGGCGTCGGCAGTGGCACGGGTGGAGGCGGCAATAACCCTCCGCCTGCCGCGCCGTGGTATCAGACGGCAGGCGTCGCGCAGGAACATCACGAGTGGCTTGCGGGCAAGCAGTTCGCTGACGTCAACCTCGCTATGTCGTCTTACCGCAGCCTGGAGGGCGTGCTCGGTCGCAATCGTCTCGCCGTGCCGAGCGGGCCCGAGGATCAGGCCAGCTACGACGCGATTTACAAGACGCTCGGCAGGCCGGATACGCACGACGGCTATGCGCTCAAGGAAGGCTCGCTCATCAAGGCGGATGAGTTCAAAGCGCATTTCGCTCCTGTCTTCCACAAAGCCGGGATCTCGGCGCAGCAGGCCAGCGTTCTGCTTGACGCCTACGAGGCGCGCGGCAAGGCCATGGAGGAAGCTCGGCAGGCAGAGCTTGCGGCGCGCGAGACGCGGGAGATCCAGGAGCTTGAGACGGCCTGGGCGTCCAACAAAGACGCCAACATGGACATTGCTTCCCGCGCCTTCCGGCATCTCGGTATCAGCGAGGAAGAGACGGCTGCGATTGAGGAAGCTCTCGGCTACAAGAAGACGATGGAGATCTTCCACAAGATCGGCGCTGGCATGTCCGAAGCCGCCTTTCATCAGGACGGCAAGCCGGGGCAGCACGGCGACGGGAAGAACGCCGATACGCTGCAATCCGAGATCTCCGCAAAGCTGCGCGATCCGGAGTTTAAGGCGCGCTACAATCATCACGATCCGCGCGTCAGGAAGTCGGCAATCGACGAAATGGAGGTCTTGCAGAAGCGGCTCGCCGACATGCAGGAAGCGCAGCCTCCTTTCGATCCGACCAAGCGCGGCACGAGCGTAAGCGAAGCCAAGTTCGGAAGGCGCTAGGCCATGGATGAGCTTGAAAGGGCAAAGCTTCGTCTTGAATGCCTAAAGCTCGCCATGCAGATGGAGGGGAAGACGGCAAACGCGACGAACGTCATGATCTGCGCTAATCATTTCTTTGATTGGCTGTTTACGAAGCGAGATCTGCCCGTCCGTCAGCCTGAGCCGCCCAAGAAAGAAGCAGGCAAGAAATGAGCTTGATCATCGGGAAGCCCGCAGATGAAGCGGCGAAGGTTTTCATTCGCGGGATTATCCATTGTGTTGGACCTTTCTATTTTGAACGTGTGGTCAACACGACTAAGCGCGAGATGGCAAAGAGCGGCGTCTTCAATTGGAAGCCGTCTCTCGACAATATGCTCTTCGAAGTCGGGCCTGCTCCGGAGCCTTGGGCAGGGCAATGGGCCTTCCGGCTTCGCTGCACGCATCTCATGGACGATAACAGCGTTCAGGTCTGCGAGTTTTGGCTTCCGGAGAGCCAGCTTTCGCTTGCCCTGGCCGACAAGCTCACGGACTTGCACTGACATGGCTAATTTCGAAGAGCCCAAGCGGCAAGGAAACGTTCGGCCTGATCCTGTTCTCTATTCCGACGTGAGAGCCACGAAGGATGCGAAGCAGATCCGCGCCATTCTCGGCGATACGGTCTACGATGATCTGTTCACTGAAGGCGCTAATGCTCTCGTGAAGGAGCCGGGCATTAATATTACATCAGGGCAGGTTATCTTCTGGCCTGTCCTGATCTTCAACACGCAGGAGCGGCCGATCTTCAAGCTATACGATACGCTGGAGGCTCCTGCTGACGGTCCCGAGCCTATTGCATGGCAGAGGAAGCTTCCGGAAGACGGAGGAGCGCTGTTCCGCAAGGCGTATCAGATTTGCGGATGGAAGTAGGAAGGTAGCCTATGACTTTAGTCGTTACCGGCGCAATGCCGCATGCGAACGGAACCGTCGAGATCAGCGAGAGCGCAGCCAACCGCGCACGCATGAGCTTCAACCCTTCGGCCAATCCGGCCGTGGATCGCATCAAAACGCTCGCAGCCGCGCTCTACAGCGAATGCGAGTTGATCCAGGCGCAGGCCAAGAAGCGCTCGGAGGAAGCAGGGACCATCGGCAGCGACGCAACGGCGGGGCGGGAAGCCGCTACGGCAATGACGCATATCCAGGCCGGGGCTATGTTCGCTGTCTCTGCCGCTACGGCGGCTTGACGGCGGCATAAACTGCGGTCTAAATAGGGCTTCGAGGGACAACTCTTCGGAGCCCTTCTGCTGTCCGGTAAGCGGATCGCCAGCGCGACGTTAGCGCTAGAATTCGGGCCTGCTTCGCAGACAACCCTATTCGCTCCAAAACACTCTTGGCTCATCGAATAGAAGGTTTCCCGGATGTCTTCGTACATTCCCGTTCATTTTGTGAACACTTACAGCACCAACGTTCAGTTGCTGCTGCAAGAGCGCGGCGGAAAGCTCGCCGAATGCGTGATGATTGGCACTCACGTTGGCGAAATGGCTTCCCCCGTGGATCAGATCGGAGCCGTAAAGGCGCAGCGCGTCACGACACGCCACGCCGATACGCCGCTGATCAACACGCCGTCAGCCCGCCGCTGGGTACAGCCGAGCGACTGGGACTGGGGCGATCTGATCGACAAGGCCGATAAGCTGCGCATGCTGATCGATCCGCAGTCGAGCTACACGCAGAACGGCGTTATGGCGCTCCGGCGTGCGCAGGACGACGAGATCCTGGCTGCATTCTACGCCACGGCGAAGGTCGGCCAGAACGGCGGTGAGACGGAAGCGTTCAACACGACTACGAACAGCGTTGGTGTCACTGTCGGCGCGTCCGGCAACACTGGCCTGAACGTCGCGAAGATCCGCGCAGCCCGTAAAAAGTTCATGGGCTGGCATGTGGACTTCGACAGTGAGCAACTTTATATCGCTGTGACTGCCGAAGAGCACGACGACCTTCTGGCAGAGACGCAGATCGTCAACCTGGACTATACCGAAAGGCCGGTTCTGACGGACGGCAAGATCACCCGCTTCCTCGGCTTCAACTTCAAGCATATCGAATTCGGCGACGCCGCGTTCTATGAAGCTGCGCCGTCGATGGTCTCGGGCACGATCAATTATTGCCCGGCGTGGGTGAAGTCCGGCGTCCATCTCGGTCTCTGGAATGATCTC